AAAGATTGGTGCAGGTGCTACAAAAGATATTGTAAAACGCATCAGACAAGAAAAGAATAAAGCTGAACGTAACGAGATTAAGAAATTATTACCGGCTATATGTTTCAGTGGTACATTTAAAAAGAGATTAGATAATGCCTTAGAGATACACTCAGGACTTATATGTTTGGATTTTGATGGATACGCTAAACAAAAAGAATTATTACAAGACAAAGAGACTATATCAAAAAACAAATATGTATTTTCAGTATTTATTTCCCCTTCGGGTAATGGTTTAAAAGTATTAGTTAAGATTCCTGCTGATTCAGATAATCATACAAACTACTTCAATAGCTTAGAAAAGCATTTTAATAGCCCTTATTTCGATAAAACAAGTAAAAATGTTAGTAGAGTATGTTATGAGTCTTATGACCCTTTAATTCACGTTAATTTAAACTCCTCTATTTGGGACTTAATTGAAGAGCCTGAGTACACAGAGGTAAGTAAGATTAGAGACCAAGCTACTATTCCAATTACAGATGAGAATAAGATTGTAGAGATATTAGTTAAGTGGTGGGAAAAGAAATACCCAATGCAAGAGGGACAACGTAATCATAACGCTTACATTCTTGCGATGGCTTTCAATGACTTTGGAATTAACAAAAGTCTTGCTTCTTATGTGTTAAACCAATTTGCTAACTCAGACTTTTCATTAGGCGAGATAGCACAAACTATTGACTCAGCATATAAACACACGACTAACTTCGGAACTAAGTACTATGAAGATGAAGAACGTATCAATCAGATCAGAGGTAAGCTAAGAAGAGGGGTATCTAAGAAAGAGATTAAATACCAAATGCAAGACTCTAATTTAGATAATGACATCATTGATGCAGTTCTAAATAAAGTTGAGGATGAAAACTCAAAGATGACCTTTTGGACTAAGAACGATAAAGGTGCCATTAAAATAGAGCATATACTATTTAAGCAGTTCTTAGAAGATTCAGGGTTCTATAAGTTTTGTCCTGAGGGTAGTCGTAACTATGTATTTGTAAAGGTTACTAATAATCTTATTGACCATACCTCTGAGAAAGAGATTAAAGATTTTATTCTTAATCACTTATTAGAATTAGATGACAATAGTGTTTATAATTATTTTGCAGACAATACACGATTCTTTAAAGATGAGTTCTTAACTTTGTTATCTACTATTGAGATATATTTTATTGCAGATAGTAGAGATTCAGCTTACTTGTACTATAAGAATTGTGCAGTTAAGATTATGAAGAATAGCATTACTACTATTGACTATTTAGATTTAGGTGGTTATGTTTGGAAGGACCACGTTATTGATAGAAACTTTAACATTTGTGATGTTACGGGTAATTGTGATTTTAAAAAGTTTATCAGTAACATTAATGGCGGTGATGAACGTCGTGTTGAGACTATGGAAAGTACCATTGGTTTCTTAATGCACGGATATAAAAACTTATCATTCTGTCCGGCAGTGATATTAAACGATGAGGTTATTAGTGATAACCCTGAAGGTGGTACAGGTAAAGGATTGGTTATGAACGCTCTTAGTAATATGAAGAAGTTAGTGGTAATTGATGGTAAGTCTTTTAACTTTGAGAAGTCTTTCCCTTATCAGTTAGTATCGGCTGACACTCAGATACTTTGCTTTGATGATGTGAAGAAACACTTTGACTTCGAGAGATTGTTTAGTGTAATTACAGAGGGATTGACATTGGAGAAGAAAAATAAGGATGCGATTAAGATACCATTCATTAAGTCTCCAAAGGTAACTATCACTACTAACTACGCAATCAAGGGAGCGGGTAATTCATTTGCTCGAAGAAAGTGGGAGTTGGAGCTACACCAATACTACACGATGAACTTCACACCAAGAGATGATTTTGGTAAGATGATGTTCGGGGATTGGAACGATGATGATTGGTGTGAGTTTGACAACTATATGATTAATTGCTTGAGATTCTATTTAGCAAAAGGATTGGTTAAGTCTAAGTTTGTTAACTTAAAGATCAGACAATTATCAGCAGAGACTTGTCATGAGTTTATTGAATGGGTTGGATTGGTAGATAACAATGACAAAAGCAATGTGTTGCCAACTAATGTAAGATTGTATAAGAATGAATTATATAATAACTTTGTTGATGAGTATCCTGACTATGGTGCAAGAGGTAAGATGACTATAAGCAGAACTAAGTTCTATAAGTTCTTAATAGCTTACGCTATATATAAAGAAGGACTAATGCCTGAGGAAGATAGAGACCACTTAGGTAGATGGATAATCATTAAGAAGAGAGATGATAACGAAACACAAATTAAATTAAATTAGTATGACACCAAAAGAAAGAGCAGCAAACTATATGAGACTAAAGAAAGATTATAGAGATCCTGAGAGTATTAAATTCTCAAAGTGGGTAGATGATAACTTCCCAATAAGAAGTAAAAACTTTAAAGGCGAAGTGTTATATGCCGGAAGTAAGTATGATGATGTTTATTTAATAAGTGAGTTAGTACAAATTTATAAAAACAAAAATTTTATGTTACCAAAAAAAGAAGAAATTATTGTAGAAGTTTTAGCTTGGGTATCAGTTGCTACAATTGGCTCAGCAATATTATATTTAATATTTAAATAATTAATTATGTCAAAGTATTTTAGACCACTAACAAGAATTAGAAAAGTAATGGAGTTCTACTACAAAAGAGGAACTAACAAAGAGAGTATCAATGATTTGTATCGTAAAATTTTAAATGAAGAAAAAAAATGACAGATATAAGTAAGTGTTCGGACCATCAGTGTCCTTCAAAAGAAATATGTTATAGATTTACAGCACCGGCATCAGAATATTGGCAATCTTATGGTCGGTTTGGAAGAGAAGAAGATGCCTATAATTGTGATATGTTTTGGCACAATGGTGCTTGTAAATATTGTCATCTATCAGATGGTAATCATAAAATGAGTTGTCCAACAATGAAAATACAAGTAAACTTATGAAAGCAATATTAGAATTTAATTTACCTGAAGATAACCAAGAATTTTTAACAATAGTTAAAGCAGATGATATGTCTAACTTTATATTTGAATTGGTTTTTAATAGTAGAAAGCAATGCATACGTGATGCAGAAGAAAATAATAAAAATTTTGATGAGTTAGATTTTTATGATGGAGTTGATTTAGTATTTGATAAGATACAAGAACTATTAAAGAACCACAATATTAATATTGAAAACTTATGATTGACAAGTATATAAAAATGAGGAACTCAAGTCAGTACCAAATAAATTGGTTCTATGACTACTATATTCAAAATGGTGGCAATCCAATTGGAATAAATCAATTCAATATGGTATTTAATATGGTTAATTTAAACGAAATTCTTGAAGCATTAGATAAAAAATTTAACCTAATATCTATATTAGATGCAGAAAATAAACTATTAAAAGTTTTTAAATATGAATAATACACAAACAGTACATATAGGAATGTTAAATTCATTTAATGTCCTAACAGGAAAAGCCACAATGGAAAAGATTATCAACTCAGGGTTGGCATATTTTGCTCACGCTCCTGATGAGGAATCGGCAAAGCAAAGTATAGAATTTATAATTTTCTACTTCAAAGGAATTGAAATGTATGAGAAGTGTGCAGAGTTAAAAGAGTATATTGATAAAACATTTAATAAAGATGGATCTTACAAAGAAAATTTTTGTGAATGTGAGTACCCAAACATAGAAAATTATAGACCTAAACCTAAATGCTCTGTATGCAACCTGAGACTACTGAGATAATTGAAAGAACCCCCGGGTTTAATAACCAAGAGATGTGGAAACAATGCGAGTTATTAAAGAGCGTTGTGTTTCAAACCATTCAAACAAAATCAGGTAGAGGTAAAGGCGTTAAGATAATAGAAGAGTTTAAACATAATATACCTTCAGGAGTTAGGAATAGAATAGCAAGTAGCTGTGAACATTATAAAAATTTATACGAAATGGAAAAAAAAGAAATAGGAAGTTTAGAAGTAATTAAATACAAGTTTGAAAAGATTAACGGAGAGCCTAAGATAATAATTGAAATGGTCAAGGTATTAGATACAGATGGAAACTATATTAAGTTTGCAAAACTTGAAGGAGTTGTTAATTATTTATCTAAATATCCCGTAAAGTTTAAAGATTATGATTCAATATAGGGACTATCAAATAGATATTATAAAACAAGGGTCTCAAATAATAGAAGAGTTTGGTTTTGTATATCTTGCGATGCAGGTCAGAACAGGAAAGACTTTAACAAGTCTTGGGATAGCTGAGAAAATCAATAGTAGTAACGTACTTTTCTTAACTAAGAAAAAAGCAATCAGTTCAATTACTAATGATTTTGATTTATTAAAACCATCTTACTCTTTGTGTGTTACAAATTATGAAAGCATACATAAAATTGACCCTGACATACCTTGGGATTTGATTGTTTGTGATGAGGCTCATAGTATGGGTGCATTTGCTAAGCCAAGTAAGAGAGCAGTTCAAGTTAAAGACTTAATATCTAAGACAAAAGCTAATGTTATTCTCTTATCAGGTACACCAACTCCTGAGTCATACTCTCAGATGTATCATCAAGTTTATGGCATACCGAAAAATCCTTTCAAAGAATTTAGTAATTTCTACAAATTTTGTAATAACTTTGTAAAAATTAAAACCAAAATGATAAATGGTTTAATTATTAAGGATTACTCAGAAGGTTTAGATACAATAGTTGAAGCAATGGCTCCGTTCACAATTAACTATACTCAACAAGAGGCAGGATTTGTAACTGAGACTACTGAAGAGATATTTGAGGTTGAGTTAAAAGAATCAACCTACAAGTTGATTAATAATTTGAAACGTGATTTAGTTGTTCAGGGTAAAGAAGAGGTTATCTTAGGTGATACTCCGGTAAAGTTGATGAGTAAGATACATCAATTATACTCAGGAACAATTAAGTTTGAAAGCGGGAAGTCAATGGTAATTGACACTACCAAAGCAGAGTTTATAAAAGAACAATGGATGGGATGTCAGATTGGTATCTTCTATAAATTCAAAGAAGAATTAGTAGCTTTGCAACAAGTCTTTGGAGATGAATTGACAACTGACTTGGATGAGTTCAACTCAACTTTTAAATGCATAGCTTTACAAATTGTAAGTGGGCGTGAAGGTATAAGTTTAAAAAAAGCAGAGTACCTTGTATATTACAATATTGACTTTAGTGCTACAAGCTATTGGCAATCCAAAGATAGAATGACCACTAAAGAAAGATTAGAGAACCAAGTATTTTGGATCTTTGCTAAAGGTGGTATTGAATACGATATTTATAAAGCAGTAACAAAAAAGAAAAATTATACATTAAACTATTTTAAAAAAGATTTTTACTTATGATAGACTACAGAGATTACGGACACGAATACAATGAGTGCACTTGCAAACAATGCGGAGAAGACTCAAATGGTGAATTTTGCAATCAACATTGTGCAAAAGAATACGAAGCAGATAATTAATAATAGATATGAAAAGTAAAAGAAACACAATGGCGGGTGAGCACCCTTCTTACGACAAGTTAGGAATGTCATCAGATAGAAGAGCTAAGAAATTAGCTTACGATAAAAAGTATCAAGCTACTGAGGAGCGAAAGAATTACAGAGTTGAGCTAAATAGAGCAAACCGTAAAGCCGGAACTGTTGGAAATGGAGACAACCTTGACATGAGTCATACCAAGGCAGGAACTATGGTGCCTGAGAATATGAAGTCAAATCGTAGTAGAAATAAACAAAACGGAAAATCAACTAAGAAATGATAAAATGCGTTTGTATAAATGCTGACAATAAACCAAGTAAAATACCTCAGCATAAATGGTTAGAGAAAGATAAAGAGTACACGTTAGCCTTTGCTATTGTGGTATTACCTCAGCGTCAGTTAGCTTTTCAAGTTGAAGAGATTGACCTTGATGATAGTTGTATCCCATACGAATATTTTTTAGCGAACCGATTTTCATTTAATGTTTCACACCTACAAAGGTTACACGAATTTATTAAGGAATGCACTAAAATTAATTTATCCGTGAAGGAGTTGATGAAAGAAACAAATATAAATGAAAGAGAGCCAAATACAATCAAAGAAGATTAAGGAACTTGAAGCTCAGGGATACTATGTTTTGAAGCTCATAACTACTAATAAACCGGGTATTCCTGACATTATTGCTATCCCTCCCAACTCAGACGTTGAGTTCTACGAAGTAAAAGGACCAACAGGGAAGCTATCTAAACTACAAGAATATAGAATAAAAGAACTAACTGAACACGGAGTGAAAGCCGAGTTGTTTAAACCAATCTAATTAAATGGAATTATCATACAAAGAAAAGACAGATTTAGAAAAAGAAGCATTAAAACAAATAGTAAGTGGAGTTTTTAATGTAGATATATCTTTAAAAAATAGACAAAGAAACTCAGTAGATGCCCGTAGAATATACTCAAAGATACTTAGAGACAGAGGATACACTTTTGAATCTATAGGAAATTCAATAGAAAGAAACCACGCATCAGTTGTTAATTATATGACCTCTGTTGATGCTATTCTTTCTTTTGATAAAGGTCTTAGAGATAAATATACAGCCTGTAATAACGTATTTCTTGAAGGAAGAGCACCGCTTATGGTAGATAAAATAAATAAAGATGATGATTTATATTTTACTGTATTAAAATTAAATAATAAAATTGAAGAAATTATTAAAGAAAAGAAAGAAATTTTGACTAAATTTGTACATTATATAGAAAAGTACGAAAATGAAACAGGTTACTTTCCTCCAATTAAATTTTTAAAAAATAACATAATACCATTGTTTGATGTTAAATAAATCGTAATTTTATGAAACCAATTTTAGATGAAGAGAATAAAAGGGCAGCTCGGATAGCTTATAGATTAAACGAGTACCACATTCTATTAGATACTATCTATGAGAATTTAGTTGATCGTGATTTTAAAATTGTAAGAAGAGAGGCTCAGGTCTTGATAATGGAATTAAGATGTGTATTAAAATCAATAGAAGAAGATGACTTTTGAAACAGACCAAGATTTAAAAAGAGAACATAAAGCAATAACAACATTCGTAAATACATTTGGAGGTTCCTTCCAAAAATTAGACCCACACGATGTTGACTACAAGATATTCGATAAAGAAGGAAAGTTAATAGCTTATGCTGAGGTAAAAGGCAGGATAAGAACTATGCACGATGCCTATCCTTTACCGGTAGCTGCAAGAAAGATTGTTAAGTTGGTAGATAAAAGACTACCTCCTGTGATGATATGGTCTTGTGAAGATGGTATTATATATGGTAAAATTGATAAGTTAAGAGGAGAAGTTAAGTGGGGTGGTCGTGCCCCACGTAACGGCTCCGTTAATGATTTAGAACTTATGGTATTCTACGAAAAACAAAAAGAATTAAAGTATATTAGATTCGTTTAATTATCTCCGTACATTATCTTGTACATTTTTGGGTTTTTCTTTTTAAGTTCTTCTTTGCTTATTCCTTTTCCTTTTTCAAGTCCTTTATAAATATCTTTCATTACAGACTTTCTAACTTCTTTATAGAGAGGAACAAGTCCTAAGTTACCTAATACTTCTAAAGGTATTCTTACGTTTTTCTCTTTTTCTTGTCTATCTATAGCATCAAATTGTTTTTTATCATCTTCAAATACTTTTTTAACAACAAGGTCAGCAGTTTTAATAGCAGGACCATAAGAACCTGTCATATTTTTAAAGAAATCATAAACTCCTGTTTGTGTTCCTTTTTTATCAGCAGGTATTGTTGAATACTGCAATGCATCTTTATAAGGATCATAATCTCCTTCTCTTAAAAAGTCAAGGTAATTTTCGTTTACTTGTTCTACTCCGTAATTTATTAATGATTTTGTTGCATTACCAAAGTCTCTTCCTAATAACATAGAGCTAAAGGTAGATGCTAATGCTTGACCAACTGCTTTTTCAGGAGCTTTTTCTTCTTCATCATCTTCATCATCAAATAACAATCCAATAATACCTTCTCCTAATGCTTTAATTAGTAAACTATACACAGTCATACGTGTAACAACAGCTCCTAATAATGCAACTCCTTGTTTTCTTGTTAATGAACCATTACCCATAGCAGCCATTATACCTGTTCTTGCGGTAACAAATTCATAGACCATAAACTTAGTCATAAAGCTATTCATATTATTAAATGCTTTTGTAGAAATACTTTGATTTGGTTTACTCGTACCTTTAAGTATTCCTGTAAATGCATTACTACTTGCTCCTGTTATTACAGACCTTTCATCAGCAATTGTTTTTGCTTCTTCAAGAGCTTCTTTATTATTATCCATATAGGCTTCATCATTTGCTGCGATTTTTTCAAAATTAACATCTTCTCCTGTTATTTTTTTAAAATTATAAGCGAATGATCCAAACCATATAGGTCTCATAATAGCTTTATCAGGAGTTGAAATCTGAATATCTGCTAATAATTCAACAGCATTAACATATTTTTTACCTGATAAATTCCAAATTTGTTGTATTTTATTAACAACAACATTTTTAGATTTACCACCTTTTATACCGCTTGCTTGACTTAATATGTTTGAATCAATCATTCTTCCTGATAATGTATCTGTAGGAAAAATACGATTGATTTCTTTAGAATTTAAATTGCTCATTATAACAGGAGCATCTTTAGACATAATTACATCTATATGTTTAATTCCTTCTGTCAATGCAGTTGGATCACTAATAATTACAAATCCTACGTTTGAAAGAAGTTCTGCTGCAAATCTACCGGTTCCGGCAAGAACTGCACGATAACCTTGTTTACTTACATAATCAACTACATCATCTCCAATAGATGTTTCGGTATAATTATTAACAACTAAATTTTCAATAGCCTCCTCAAAAGCGTTATTAATAGCATTTATTATTTGTCTTTTTTCTTTAGGTATCTTTCCTTTACTTTCCATATTTGATATGGTTCTGTTCATAGTCTTACGAGCAGTACGAATAGGTTCAGTTAAATGATAATCCATAAGTACAAACTTAGCCCCTCTCTGAGCAGAAGCAAATATATCAAAGTTTAATGGAGATACTTTACCGGTTCTTTCTATTAAAGACTTAGCTTTTGTAGATGGTCTCATTGAATTGTTATAATCATTAGCAAAAGACTCTCCTGATGCTAAATCATTTGGCTTGTATTCATGAAGAACATTTAAGTGTATATAATTATTTAAAGGATTAATTTTTTGACCTCTAATAATAGCAGCAGTATGTTCAGCTTTTTCTTTTAATGATTCATTTACATTACGAACTGTTTTTATAGCTTCTTTTTCTGCATTATTAAATGAGTTATATAATTTTTCATTATCAATTTGATCATCGGGAGCAAATTCTTTTAATATTTTTTGTAACATTTCAGCATCACGTTCTCCAAATTGTGATTTACCTGCTTCAATATGTTTTATAGTAGCCTTTAAATATTCTGCTGCAGGGTTTACTTGTTTATTATCAGGATTAGAATCATACTCAAGTTGAACCATATAAGTCATCATTTTAAACTTTGACATTAATGTTTCATTAGGCTCAAGTTCAAATGACCTTGCAACTTTTTCTTCTGCTTTTTCTAATAAAGCTTGAACATTCTTTAGTTCTGAAGTAAATTTAGCCTCAGCTTCAGCAGCTTTATTTAATAATGAATTAAATATATCTTTTGTTTTAAAGTCTCCCAATACTTGGTCTATATTAAATAAAGGATTTCTTCTTATCATTTCCAACATAGCATCTTTCTTTGTCAGAAAAGACTTTGCTTTAGCATATAGTTTAGATATAGGAAGAGGTTTTGATTTATTTATAGCACCCTCTAATGGATTAGAATTATTAATTTCATTTAATTTTTCAATCATTAATTGAGCGTAATGTGGAAAGTACCCATTATTAATATTGTCAATTACTTTTAATAAATTTTTTAACTCAACATTAGTTAATTCATTAATAGCTTTTCCTTTGATTAACGAATCAAGTTCTTTTGTTTTTTTGCGTTCATCTTTAGTTGAAAGTTCAGTTCCATCTATTTTTGATTTTTGTATGATTTTAGTTAAATCATCTTTTTCTGCTTGGATTTCTTCTTCAGTTAGTTTACTCTTTTCTACTTGAGGAAGTATATCTTTCTTATATTTCTTCATCAATTCAAAACCATTGCTATCAATATCTCCTTCTTCAAGCATTTTATTTAATGTAGCCAAGTAATCTAACTTCTCATCTTTAAATACTTTATTGTCATAGTTATTAAATCTATCAGATAATTCATCAGCCAATGACCTTTCATTATTTATTTCATCAAGTATCTCTTGAACATCTTTTAGTGTTTGAGATTTTTCTTCAAGAGTAAGTACAGCTTGTTTCTTTCCAAACATATCCACAAGGCTTAAGTATTTTCCTAAATAAGCATCCGGTATCATTGTTGGATTAACTGCAAATAATCTCTGTAAAGGAAGTATTAAACCATCTGCTATACCTAACTTGGTAACAATATTTTTCTTAGCTGTTTTTAAATTACTTTTAGCCGTTTCAATTTTGTTAACGTAGTCAGCATCATTAAAAACTTTTGTCATATAGTCAACAAAATTAGATACAGACACTTCGTTAAGTACATTTACTTTACTAAATTTAACAAGTATATTTGTTAGTTGTGTAGATGTAATTTTACCTGCTGCTTTTAATTCTTTAATATCTTTAGTTAATTGTTGACTTGCTAATTTAAAAGCTTTAACAGACTCTCTTGCTCCTTTAGCTGTATCTTTAATTTGTTTTATAAGACCTGCTTTCTCAGTTATAGTTATCTTAGCAATATCTTTCAACTTACCAAATAATCTATTCACTGATGGTGCTGCTTTCTCTTTAAGACCAAACTCTTTACGGGTAGCTCTAACTAAATTCTCTTTTTGAATGTCATCTGCCTCAGCATATTCTTTTGATTCTTGAAGAGTTTTTATTGCATTGTCTGCTTTGATTCCTTTAGAAGTCTCATTAGTTCGTTGTAAACTTCTATTTGTTGTAGCGTTGGTTTCTCCATACTTTTGTTTTAAGTGATTTTTTATTATTTTAACTTGTTCATCAGATAATACTTTTCCTGCTAACGCATCTAATGCAGCCATGGATTTAGCATCATTTCTTAAACCCATATATACCTCATAAGCTTTCTCAGGAGAGAACATTATTTTAGCGGCATTATTTAATTTTCTTATTTTATCTTTTGACCTTTTATATTTTTCAGGATTTGATTCTCTATCTAATATATACTCAATAGCATCATCAGGAGTTATCTCTGAACCAAATAAGTCTGATAATTCAGCAAGTATTCCATCTAAAGGCATTGCTTTATTTGATAAATATTTTATAGCGAATCCTTTGTTTTCTTCTCTTTGAGCGGCATCTCCGTAGCTATCAAAATCACTTGGTCTTATTCTTCCTAAATTTTCGTGTAAAAACATTAATTTATTTCCAAACCCCGGTGTTGTTGTTTGGGCAAGTTCTAACTCAGCATCTCTTTGTCTGTATGCCTCATCCATAGATTCTTTATCTAATTCAGATATTAAACTTTCATCTATATCTCCTTGCTTAACAGCTTCTTCATATCCTTTTAAATCTTCTTCAGACATTGGTTCAAAAGAAGTTTCTTCTGTAGGAGTTCCCTCAGCAGTATTAGTCTCTATTATTTCAACAGGAGTTACCTCAGTAATAGTTTCCTCTACAGGAGTTAATAGCTCCTCTACAGCTTTTACAAGTTCAGGATTACTTCCATCTACTTTAGCTTTATGATACGCTTCTGAAACCTCAGAAGGATTTTTTGCATCATAATCAAAAGATAATGGCATATTTTCAAGATTTCCTTCTAAAGACTTTGTTGTATTTTCTACATCTTTTAAAGATTCTATTTCTTTCGGTTTCTCAGTAATGATAGTTTCTTCTTGGGCAACTCCTTCAGGTTGGACGTTTCCTTCGCCCATTCCTTGCAATCCCAATTCGGGTTGTTCTGTGCGTAGCACGCTTTCATCTGTTGTTTGCTCTTGAATGGCATCTTCTTTTAATTTTTCGTTTTTAATATTTTCCTTTTCTTGCTTTAAATCATTTTGTTCTTTCAGCAAATCGTTTAATAATAACTTTTTAGATTCATCATCCATAGCCTCATTATTTATAATAGATTTTGCACTATTGTAATTATTTTCTAATTTATTATCTATATCAAATACTTGTTTTATTTGATTTTCAGATAGATTTAAAGCAATATTTTCATTTTTTTGAATGATACTATTATTCTCTTCTGTAAGTTGATTTATTTTTTTATCAACAATGTCATTTATTTTAGAATCTACATCATCACCTTTTTCAAGATTTAAACTTTGTATTGTTTTTATATTTTTGTTTACTTTATTTATATCCTCTTTACTTGTTATTTTTCCTGCAACATATTTTGTAGCATTTCTAATTTTACCAATACTTGACCCTGCTGCAGATATACCTCCTCCTGAAATACCTCCAAGTATAGTGCTATTGGCTACTTGTTTAGATAGGTTATAAAAATCAATATCCTCTCCTTTTGTTATTTTATCAGAAATTTCTTGAACTAATGTAGTTGATCCTTCTGAAAGCCCTTCTTTTCCAAAATCCTTTAGAACTGATTTTACAAATCCTTCAGCAACAGCTTCAGCCGCTTTTTTGTTTCCAATAGCAGATTTAGCAGCTTTACCTAAAATTTTATTAGTAACGCCTTCAAATACAGCTTCTGAGGCTCCATAAACTCCGGAATTTAATAAGTTTCCAATACCTACATCTCCTGTTTCTTCTATATCTTCTGCTCTTTTACCTGCTGCAGCAACAACGCCTACTGCAGGTAAACTTACCGCTCCAATAAACATATTTGGTACTGACTCTACGGTAGTCTTTAATCCTTGATAAAGAATTTTTTGAATAGATTCTGCATTTGGATTATCTTTGAATTTAATTAATTCATCAACAACATCAACTTCTTCTTGTCGAGTTTTTTTATATATCTCTTCTGATTTTTTATTTAGATAATCAGAAGCTTCTTGAGATGGTGCAGTAGATAAAGTAGGACCCATCATAGAATTTCTTATTTCTTTTTTTAAAGTAGATGGTAATTTGTTAAATTTTTCAGAATCTCCTGAAACTGTTAAAACTAAATCCATAGCAGCATTTTGAGCAAACCTTGGTATTGATGCTATATTCGATAATGCTTTTACACCGGCTCCCTTAAATGTATTCCATAAATCATCTAACGCACCTACCTCATCCTTTTCTTCAATAGGTTTCTGCGTAACCAATGAACCATCTGCCAAAGGTGATGCCGTAGTACCTGTTTTCTGTGGCTGAGGTATTTTTGATTCCAAAGAATCTTTTTTTTTTAATTCATCAAACGGTAAATCAGGATTAAATTTAGGCTTAGCTTCACTAACTGCTTTAAAAGGCTGATTTGGATTGAATTTAGGTTTTGGCTGTTGCATATTTATTCGTATTGATTTGTGTTTGGATTCCAATTATAAGTAACTCCATTTTGAATAACCGGTGGCTTGTTTGCCGGAGCAGTTCTACCTGCAGCAGGAGTAGTTCTGCCTGAAGTCTCTTTATCTTTTTGTATTAAAAAATTTCTTAATTCAGCAACATCTCGGAAGTTATATCCCGGTCGATTAGGGTTTGGCATTTTTGGAGCAAATAATGTTAAAAGACGTGAATTTTGTTTATCACTACTAACAAAGTCCTTTTGCTGAACAGCAGTTGAGCCGCTTTTTCCACTTAAACCTGATTTGTCTGCTGCTTGTCCTGTGCCCTCCTCTTCTTTTCCGGCTGCTTGATATCCTCTAAGTTCAACCGCACCTGTCACACGATTATATCCTACAGATTTTGCTATATTTTCAACTCCTTTAGCTTCAGGAATCCTTAAGTTTTCAAGCCCTACTACTACACCATTAACCTTACCATCTTTACTTGATGTACGTTGAATTTCACCAAGTACTGCAGGAGGAGGAGCTTCGTCACCGCTTGGAGCTCTATATTTATAACCCGCTCTTTGTTTTGCTTCTTCAGTTTCTGACAACTGACCTGTAGTAGAAATTTTTCTCTCATTATCTAATTTACTTAGAATTTGAGTTTTTACATAAGCTTTAGCTTCATCATATTGTGCCTTGTAATTTTTACCTGTCTTATCAAGGGTTGTCATTTGAGTAACAGGGTCAATTTTTGCAAGTATTTTTTTAGGATCTTTATCTGCTTCATCTCTATCAAATGTAAATGATTTATCATTATATTTACGCAAATCATCTGTTAATATTGAGGCTACATTTAACTCACTTAAATAACTCTCAGCTTCATAATTAACAGCATCATTAAAATTATTTATTATAGCTTTAGTTGCAGGGTCTTTTATATTTGTTTTTAAAAATTCTATTCCTGTTAACTCAGTTATTGTTCCTGCTCTTGTTGTTGATGCAGCTGAATATACAGCATCTTTTAAGTCTCCAAGATTTTTTACAAAATCAGTTGTTTTAGTATTAACATCAAAATATGCAGGTTTTTGTAATATTTTACCTGTCCATACAGCTGTTGATGCAGCTGTGTTTTTATTTAAAACCTTAACTAATTTACCATCAACAACTTTATTTTCCATTAAACCAACACTAACAGTACCATCTATAGGGTCAATAAAAGCTTTTGAATTATTAAAATTAGCAGCACCTTCAACACTACTTTGGTTAAAAATAGTTAATCCACTTTGTAATTTTTTATCTTGAATACCCTGCATTGTGGATTCAAACTCTTGTTGGTATAATTTTTGTAAATTAAACAATCGTTTAGTTCCATCCATTTGATTTTGCATACTTAGAGTATAATCTTTCTCACTCATCATACCTCTCTCAAATAAATTTTTATTAGTCATTTTTTGATTAATCATATCTTGAGCATAATTACTAATAAAATCATTAGCATTTTGATCTTTACCTTGAGGAGCTTCCATTAAATTATTAATAGATTCACGAGAAGCTTGTCTGTAAGCTTCTTTCTTTGCCTCACGAGTCTCATTAAAATTCTGAAGCATATCAACAGCTTGTTGACCTACTTCAGCGTAATTTATCTGCGAGTCTGCATCTCTTTCTGCGTATTTATAGTATTCTGCCATAATTTATTTTCTTATAATTTTTATCTACCACCTACGCCACTAAAAACAGGTCCAAACATACTTGGTTGAAAAGCATTTGCACCTTGCTGTAAAGGAGCAGGTTGACCATAATTAGTACCAAACATACCATATTGAGTTCCCGGTTGCGGATTTTGTGATTGATAAGTTGACATAGTTGTAGGATTAGTATATCTATCAGATGCTTTACTTTGAAAAGCAGGATTTGCACTCGGTCCGTTATTTCCTGTCATTTTTCCTAACTCTAATCCTGTTCCTTTATTATCTTTAAAATATAAAGGCATTAGATTTAATCCTTGTTGTGCTGTACCCATTATACCTTGAATACCTTGAGCGGTAGCTGCTGTTGACGCTTCTTCAGCATTAGCGGCTGCCATCTGAGCACCCTCAGCTTGACCTAAATCTAACTGAACACCTAAGTCTCTTAAACGACTTTGTTCTGCTAATTGTTTATCTTCAATTGCAGTCATCTCTTTGCCCATCTCAGTTCTTATTCCGGCTTGACCTTCGTTCATAGCCATTTGAACTTTTCCTGCTGTAACAGCAGCACCTCTTTCTGACTCTTGACCTGCTTGAATAGCTTGAGCTCCCTGAGAAAGTAAAGCCTCTCTTTGAAGTTCGTAAGGTTCTTTTTTAACTGCTTGTTGATCGTAAAAATTTACTTCAAGTTTTTTTCTTGCCTCTGACATTGCTGACGCTGCAGATGCCTCTGCTTGTCTTTGTTTATCCTTTTGTTCTCCGGCTTGAACAAAAGACATTGCTGTTGTTCCTGCTGAAAGGGCTAACCCTCCTATTGCTACTGCTGTTGCTACTCCCATATTATAATATTTTTATCATTTCACTCGTATATCCTTCTCCTTTAGACCAACCAAGGTCTGTGTAGGTTTTGATTAAACTTTGGTTTTTAATTAAGGCATAACCATACTTACTTCCTGTTTGTTTACAAATATTAGTAAGTGATTCTATTAATAGTTTTATTGCTTCTCTTCTTTTGTCTTTTATTCTATATTCTTTATTGGAAACAATCCAATCTACCCAAGCCACTTTTGAATTTGTAATGTATATAAAACCCGCACAAATTGGCGTGTTTCCATCGTAAACTATCATTCCTCCTTTACCCTCATCGGGTAAAAAATCTTTTGCAGGAGCCTCCCAATTCCATTGTTTCCACCACTCTACAAGAGTTTCTTGGTAATCATTTTCATTTAGAGGTCTAATGTCTAACTCCATATTGATACAAAGATATTAAAATTAAGGGAAACTTTTCATAACATTTGCTTCCGCTGCAAATAATTCTATTTTACTATCGTAATTATTTGTGAGTGTAAAGGTACAATAATGTCCTAATACTCCATGTGATTCTGCTACAGAATTTTTAATATATAAGAAATAAGCATCCTGAGTAGTTATAGGAGTCACTATAGCTCCCGGAACTGTAGTCGTTATTGTTAATTGGTTTAAATTATTTGGATAGTCAACGCTAATAGCTGTTACCTGACCTGCAAGTAATGGTGTATTAGATGGTGGGTCAAAGAAATATAATAAATCTCCAATACTAATAATTCCTCCCAATGAAACCAATGGATTAATTGAAAATTTAATAGTGGTACCTCCTGTAACTTGAAAACTTCTTCCTATACCATTTAAACTTCTTAAAGCCAATTGCCCTATTGAGTTGTTTCTAATAAATGCAAAATAAGATTGCTCTTTCTTTTGAAACCAAGCTTGGTCAATAAATCCTGAAACTTGTATGTCAGTTTCAAGTGTAGCAGCCCAAGGGGCATCACCTTCTAAATTAATGGTTTTAAATAATTTATTCTCAAGAGCAGCATTGTTAAATACACTCTGAATAGAAGTTGACGTAAATGCATTTAAAGGCTGACCCATTCGAGTCCACCAAGGTTGATAGAAAGTATTTCTTTTATCATTTACATTATGTTTGTAAATATTTCCTCCTTTAAAAGTATAAAAATAATTATTCATTCCAATCATCCAATCAGGATAATAAGAATAATAAGACACCCAACCGGCAACTCCTTCGCTATATGATAATGTATAATTTGCCATAGTTAATAATTTTATATACAACCACTTGCACATTGTGCAAATGTATTTAATTCTAAGGTTGTTCCTATGTCTCCACTTATTACTGTATAACCTGCTGAAGTAAAACTCGAACTAGTATCCGTACAAGAGGAATCAGTTATTAGTCCTGTGCAATATGCATTTGCTTTAATTTGCGGAGAAAAACAACCTGCACAAGTTACACTTACACTTATTACATCTCCTACATTAACCGAGTATGTACCAAAGTCTGAAGCAGTTCTTGTCACAACGGCTATTGAATTTACATATAAAACCATTTCCCCTTCTGCTGACAATTCACTAAAAGACCAATTTAACGGTATAGTAGTTTCTTCATCTCTTATTAATCTTACTGAAAAACCGTCTTTCTTATTATTGTTGGTACTGTAGGCATAGCCGGAATTGTAATTCAAGAGGCGGCTGAAGGCATCTGTTGTATTGACCTCTGACGTACTCCAAAAGTAACTAGTTTGGCTAATCTCGTTGAATGTTCCATTGTAGTAGCGATACCCTCCCGGAAGACATGTAAACCCACTAGAATCGGTAGCATCCGTATTTGGCGTTAACCAATGACATAATCCCGCTTCTTTCATCTTACCACCTGCAACTGAATCTCCTCCTAAATAGTCTGTAAGAGTGGTCAATTCAGCATCTGTTGGTATATGATAATTTATTGGTGCTAATCCTCTTGGATCGTTAACAGCGTGCCAATTATATAATTTACCATAAGTAGTTCCGTTAGCTGTTATATTATTATAATAACACCAAGCTCCCGTTGTTAATGCTGCCCAAGCAGTTGGGTCGGTTACTTCGGGTATCGGGTCTCCATTTCTATATGTTGTTACATCTAAATTACAGTTAGACCATTGTTGAGTTCCAATTGTTATGTCCGTTCCCGGTACACAATCTGAACAACAAGAAGCACAAGCCTCAGCAGCCAAAAGTATTCCTGAAGATTGTTGTCTCACAACTGTTCCATCTCTATAAAATCCATCAGGAGCTATATTAGTTAAAGATGAATCTAAATATACTGATGTAGCAACAGTTAAGTTTGCTGCGTCTAAAAAGAAAGGTGCATTTATTGCCATATTTTTTTTAAATTAAATTAAGGTAAACATTCACACTCGTAAAATATAATACTTACACCTGTAGAATTTGAATAAGGAGCACCTATAGAACAAATCAAAGCATCTCCACTATTTGGTGGAGAAGTAATACTTTCAAGGAATCCATTTTCATTATAAAAATAAATAATAACCGAAAAATCATTATTATTCGCTATTACATATCCATTATAAGGAGTGGTACAGGTTTGGCTACAATTACAACATACATCAACAGAGCTTGTTCCAAAACACAAAGATACTTCAACTGCACAAGGTGCGCAAGTTTGTTGAGGTAATAATACACCATTTACTAATTCTCTTACTATTCCTCCTAATGAATAGAAACCATTAGCAGCAAAAGTACTTAGACTATCGCTACTCCAAACAGATGTAGCTACATTGAAAGCTGCATCTAAGTAATAAGTTCCACCTACACAATTACAACAAGAATTAACTCTTGTAGTTCCAAAACACAATTCAGTTTCTATAGCACTTCTAAAATCCCATATTAAATATAAATAAGAACCTCCTGCAGGAACTATAAAGTCTGCATAATAAGTAGGTGCTGCACCCAATATAGGAGTTACTAAAGTAGAACCTGAAACTAATGTTTGAATACCTAAGTTTGTATTAGGATAAAGAGTATTACCTCTTCTATATCTAAATTTATTATAAGTTGGATTAAATACAAAATCATCAGGGACAATAGCATTTGATAAAAGTCTCATATCACTAAGATCAGGAGGAAATCCTCCTGTTCCAACAAATCCTGTAGTAATATTATATCTCGATACCACAGGTGAAGTGCTGTCATTTATAAATTGTACTAAATTAGATAAAAGTGGTCCAACAAATGTTCCATTAGTATATCTATACTCAGTATGAATAGTACTACCCGCTTCTGAGTTATTAGTTAAAACTACTTCGACAATATTTAATTCTTGAGCATTACAACAATCTCCAATTACAGATACAACCATATCTCCTGTATATGTAAGTGTTATCTCTACAGTTTCAACTGACACATTATTTTTATTAAATGTGATTTGACCATCTGTACTTACCGGACCTGAGCTTACTGTTGTTCCGTCGTATGTAGCACTTACATTAAGTGTTTTACCTATCTCTATATCTGTAAATGCCCAAATAACATTACTAAATCCAACAGTAGGACCTAAATCAACACAATATGTTTGTGATTTTGATACCTCACTACCTACAGATAAAGTAAATGTTTGAGATGTTCCACAAGGTAAGCATTGAGGGTTAATAGGTAATTCTCTATCGTTCATAGATAATACATACTCATTCATATAAGGGTCAAATCCGCCAAGTTTTTGATAATTAAATGAAGCATTAAACTCATCTCTGAACCAAGTTCTCATATTTTGTTCAGATATAGCTACTAATTGCTCATTTTGACTATCTCCTCCTTTTAATTGGATAACAGCTCCACGTTTTGCGTCTGTAAAAAATCTATCAAATCCCCATTGTACATAACTCTCAGGATTAAAACTAATACCGTACTTCTCAGTACGTGCTATTTGCGTTCCTAAGACCTCAGGAGAGGCTGTAATTATACCTCCGGCACTTGCATCCGATAATAAGTTTTTCTCTGCTAAAACGTAAGATATTTTATCTTCTTGTAAAGTAAGAACATCTGTATTTCTACCATCTAATAATTGTATTGCTCCAAACGAAGCTTCACAATGTTTAAAGTTTGATAAACCTGCATTAAACTCATTAAGTTTATTAATATTACTCTCTCCGTTATATACACCACTATAAGTGATATCTGAGAATCTATGTGCAGCTTTGTAATCTTGAGCAGCAACTGTTGTTACTCTCTCTCCAAAATTAAAAGATTTACCAATGAGTGAGTCACGTATTTTATAACTCTCTGCTCCGTTTCCAAAAGCATAACAATTATAAAATCCTGTGTCTATTATAGCGGGTAATGATGATGTTTGGTTTTGAACATTACCTTCGTGATTACCATTTGCATCAATACCAAATGATAAATTATTTTCAAAGAATACATCAGGTAAGGCATCAGATGGTTCAGTTTCCCATATAATAGTATTTAGAGCTCTATAAACTGTAACTCCCATATCTATATAAAATCTTCTTCCATCAGCTCCTAATCCTGAGCAAGCCCATCCTGTACTAACATTCATCCAAAGTCTATTAGTAACAGTGTCTCTATTAAATTGAAGATACATTGTATTAAAGTTACAACCCGGAGAACCGAATCCCGGTACGTACTCAAATGAAGCGCCACCTGCGACTGAAATTGAAGGATTATCTAATGTAGCTGCTATATTATCTCCATTAAACCAATCATACATATTATCATAATCTCTTGAAGAAGTAAACTCAGCATCCCATATAGCTATTAAAGGCTCACAACCACTTCCTACGCCTTGTCTGTTACCATTTATATAAATTTTTATTCTACTTCCGGCAGGAACTGTATAATCAACATAAGTCCAAGTAGGAAATAATGGATTCGTACCTTCAATATTCATAGGATATTCACCTTCAGGACAGTTTCTATCTCCAACACCTGCAAAAACAAGAGGGTAACGAAAACCCGGAGATATAATTGCAAGTGGGTCAACTACAATATTAAATGAATTTGGATTCATTTTCATATAAAGACCTGCAAGTGCTACTACACCCTCCTTTGGAATAATAAAATCAGCAGCTTGAGCTTTTTTCTCAAGAACTGTGGCATAGGTACAATTTTTAGTAGGACCCGAAGTATCTGCTTTAACAATTAGTCTATCTCCATCTTCAACTTTTTGCATATTATCTCCTTCAAGAAGAAAATAAACATCATTTGAATCAGGATCAGTAAAGAATATATTTGAGTATATTGTTTCGTAGTTTTCAGCATCAGGTTTAATTACAAACTTATATCTTTTAGCCCAAGCAGGCGGATGTTGTTCAAATGGTATAGTTACCTGAATTGAATTTTTACTTGCAGAAAATCCACAAGGAACAAACTCTGTATTAAAAGGACTTACTAATGCTGTGGTTGAACGATTAAATTCATCCATATATATAATACCAACTTCATATCCTCTATTACTATGTAAGCTTGAAGGATTTGATACTTCTTGAAAAATAGCGCTTGCAAATGTAAAATTATAATATTCATAAACTCTTTGAGTAGGTGTTGTTACAGAATTAACATATTCCATAGCAATAAGTTGTAATCCAATAATAGTACTCGAAGGAGTTGTAATTATTTTTATTGGTTGTAATATAGCATTTATACCACTGCCGTATTTTATTAAAGCATCTAAATTATTAGGTAAAAAACAGTTTATTTGATCGGTAAGTGTATTGCCATCGCAAGATGTTTGAGCACTCGGAGTTGAACTATATACAGGTTTTATATTTACTGTTGTCCCTATAGCTTGTGTAAACTCAGGACTTGTAGCTAATGCATATACAGATGAATAACTTGTTGATAAAGTAAATATAAAATCTAAATCTATAAAATCAGTAGTCTCAATAGGATAAGGAACAGCACCCGTAAAAGCCGAATGTTTTATCGTCATATTTATAGTTATAGACGAACCCGCTACTAAGCTCATTCCTGCTAAATCAAAAGTTGTTATAGAAGCAGCAATAGTTTGATTAACCGCTGTTGGGTCTATATTATAAACACCATTACCTGTAGAATCAGTAAGAGAAGTTTGACCTATAGATTCAGATATTAAAGATGTTGTATATTCAAATTTAACAGGAGATCCAAATTTATCAATTAAATCATATCCTTCTAAATAATTACCATACATTAATCTATTACCCATAATTGTTTGGGCTTTAGCAAGACGAGGTACGCTATCGTAAAGTCTTAAAATTTCAGCTTCATTTAAAACTGTAAATATTTTACTATTGTTAAATGAATATTGTTGAATTTGATTATTACCAATCCCTAAATTTGCTTTATCAAGTTTCTCAATAATTTTAATTATATTCTTATTTGACTCCTTAAATAATAAATCAATACCAACTACAAGAGATCCTCCTGAATTGTATTCAATTATTGCAGCATTGCAAGAATTAACCATACCTTCATTTAACATACTATTTTTGCTAAACTCAAAAGGCTGAGGTATAAATGCAGGTTCTGACCATTGAGAAGTAGCAGAGTATTCCCCATCAACATATTTGTATCTATATGCAAAACATATAAATCTTGTTTCTAAAAAATTCTCCTGACCACTTGTTATAATAGGCGTTACACTTGGAGACTGAGTTGGTGGCTTTTTAATAACAAGCAAAGCTTCTTGTGATACTTGGTCAATATTAGCAATAGGATTAGGGTATCTATTTGTTGTTGGATTTAAATTTATAAACCTTGGAGGGTTATAGTCATCTGTAAAAAATAGTAAATTTTCAATAAGATTTACTCCTGTTATAAGATAAGTAGAATTAAAATTTAATGTAGTATCTATACCACCACCATTATCTATACTAATAACGTGATACGTTAGTACACTATTTAATACATTACAAGATACAATTAAATCAAGTTTCCCTGTAGCCCCTACTGAAAAAGTTGGATCGTGAACAAACCAATATATTGTTTCATTAGCACTATCTTCAATAGCACCAATACATCTTGCATTTGGGCTTAAAAGAGTACCATCAATATATCTTAATTCGGGAGCAGCTAAATCATTGCCTTTAGTATTAGTAATAACTCCTACTTCAGATTTTTCAGTAGAACCCATCCTAACATTCATAGCATCAACATACTCACTCTCAGGAAGAAGTCGTTGGTCAACAACTTTATTCATTCTACCTGATAAAAAATTTCTTGTGAAATTACCCATATTATTTTATTATCTTGTCCATTCCTCTTAAATTCATTAAGAGTCTTCCCGGATGAATATTACTGATTCTTATTTTTGCATTTCTTAACAATGCAGTTCTATCTTTTTTTGCTCTTGCTACTATATATTCTTGAACACCAAATTTAGAATTTAATATCTCATATTTAATAGCTGCATATATATATTGTTCAAATAATTTATTAACAGTAATTAATGAATTATCTCCTCCTTCCATACCATCAGATACATACTCAAGAATACATAATTCACCTGCCATACTTGAATCAAAATTTATAACCCCTGCCTTTTTATCTATTTTAAAAGTAGGATTAAAATTAGCTGTCTCAGTATTTAGTCCAAATGCTGTACCAATACTATAGTCAAAATACCACATCCCTTCAAAGTTCCAACCCATTTGACCGTGAAATTGATTTCCTTGATTTAAGTAAATACTTTTTTTACTTTTTGTAAGTCTATCGTAATCAATATCTGAGTATTGAGGTCTTAAAATATTACCATTTTGGTCAAATAAAATATTCCCTTGTTGGTCCTGTAAGTAAGCATTAGAAGATAAAACTTGTATATTTTCAGTTAATGGTCTTAATAAACCATTTTTATATAAAGAAATACGAACCCAATTAACGTAATCAGAAGGAAGTACATATCTTAATGAATCAGCAACACTTAACTCTAATACTTTAATTTCTTTAAATGCATCATAATTAAGTTCTTGTATAGCTCTTTTTGCGTGAAATATAACTTTATACCTTTCCTCATTATTTACCAATGAATGGTTTCCTGCGTACATCAATAAGAAATTATTAACTACATCATCTAAGCTGACATATTGATAAGAACCCCAATTTGCATCTTGAGGTGTACCACCATTATTGTCATAATATTCATATTGAGATAAATACGCCATTTATTTTTATTTTTATTGTTGATTTATTTGTTGTTCTTGAATTAAACCAAATTGAGCAACTTCATTTTCACGAATTGAAATACCACAATATTGAAGTATCTTCATTGCTAATACATAATTATCTGAATAAGGAAGTTCAAAGTCTTGATAATCGGGTTGTGATTGGTCAAAAGCCGGTTCTCCACTTATCAAAGTAATATATGTCCATTTTGGAGTTTTAGGGTATCTAAAATAAACACATTCAACTTTTCCTTTAGCATCTATAGTATTTGGAAATAAAACAATCAAGTCTCCCTCAAGAGTATATGATGGATAAAATTCAGTTGGACTTGTCAAGCTCGATGCGTTTAGCATTGTTATTTTTCCAACACTTACTTTATCTGCTTCTTTTACTGCTTTTGAATAAATGTTATATGTTTGAGCTGTAGCTAAAAATATATTTGAACTTAATGTCAAAGAAGTATTTGAAGATATAATTATAATTGTAGATACAGCACCTGTAGTTTCATTAACAACAACATCTCCTATAGACAAACCATCAGATAAAAATGTTGCAGCAGAATTTACAAGTAGATTTGTAGTAACTGTAGTATTTGTTCCTGTTGTCAATTTTTTTGTATGACAAAGCATTTTTAAAATATAATAATCATCATCTCCTGTTGTGGTAAGAGATGGTGCTAAGTATCTATTTGAGTCCAAATGTGATAAGTAATTTGTAACTAAAAAACCTTCAATAGTTTCAGCTATAGGACCTTCAATTTCGGCATAATCACTTCCGGCTGTACGTGCATTTTCAGCATTTATAGCCTTGTTATAATTTTTGAAGTATTCTTCAAATAACTCCATCTGCGCATTTTCAGCATATAAATTAAAATCTGATGGAGAGATATACCCGTAATTATTCTTGTTAAGTATAGATAATACTGTATTTCTAACTTCGTTTATCATTTTAAATCTTTTTACAAATATAGTAAAAAAAAAGCACAGAAATAAATCTGTGCTGATTTCCGACCGGGGTCACCCCAATCCCAAAATATTATTGAGGTACGTTTGCCTCTAACATTTTAAGTGCATCAATACCTTCATCACTTGATAAGAAGAAACCTGCCATTTCGTAAGGGTCTTCTCCGTAAGGAACTGATAACATTTTCTTTTTATTAGTTGGTGTACTAAACCAAACCTCTTTATCATTATTGCGTAATGCTAATAATTTTTCTTCAAAGAATAAACGAACTTTAGCTTGGAACTGTAGTTCAGGGTCATTCAATGTAGCCAAGAATCCTCTTGGGTCATTTTTAGCAAACACTAATATATCTCTTTTTAATTCTGCTGTAGAAATTGTAGAAGGGTCTTTACCAAACATAACTCTTGTTAGAGTTTCAATCTGTTCAATTGAAAGTTTTCTTGCTTCAACTAAAGCATCAATTTCAATATCTAAATCCTCTACCTCATCAGCAGCATCTCTTTCATCATCTACTTCTACAAATATTCTACCATTTAATGGGTGATAATGTAAGAAAGCTTGTAATGAAGGATTAGTTCTTGGAACAGCTAAAAAACCATCTTCAAACATAATTGGTTCAATAATTGCATTTCCATCTTGTTCGTCTTCAAAAGGAGACTTTTGGTTTATTGCGTACCTAAGAGCACGGTTTTCATTCTTTTTTTCATCGTACCACATTAGTGGGAATCTTGGATGATTTCTTGACGCTAAGCTATATGAAAGCGGATTGCCTATTGTTAATTTATAGACTTTATCTATTGCAGGTGTTGTTGCCATTTTATAATAATTTAATTTAATTTAATTTAATTTTTTTTTAACTTAAAAATATACAAGGGGACAATTTGTCCCCCTGTAATATTTAAACTGTATATTAACCGAAACGGAATAATACGAAGTTATTTGCACCTAAAGTACATACACATCTTTCAGATAAGAAGTTAACCTCCATTGCATCTAAGTCAGATGTTTGAGCACCACCGGCAGAACCTGTGATCCAAGTTTTGTAACGTCTGTCCTCAGCTTCAGAAGCACGGTATCTTACGTGTAAGAATGGTCTCTTAGCGTTTTTACCTAAGATTTGATCGTACACAGAAGTAGAACCTGCAGGAACTAAAAGTCCTGTAATTGTACCTGTTGCAGTTGCAGCAGTATTACTTAAACCACCTCTCATTGTAGGGTCATTCAAATATTTCCAATCAGATTTGTAGAAATCGTAACCTCTACGGAATCCTGTGAATCCTAAGTTTAATGCCATATCAACATCATTATCGAATAAACCGAAAGATGCAGATTGAGCAACACCACCTGAAGTATAACCATTCAATGTAGCTAACATATTGTCGATGTCAAAAGACAATCCACGGTTAACAAACACTACGTTTTCTTCGATAGCACCTTGCTTATCTAAACGAGAAACGATAGAATCCCAATCAGATAAAGAAGTTGGTGTACCACCACCCCAAACATTTCCTCTTTCGTTAACAACGTAGAAGATACCTTCAGACCCACCTTGACCATTTCCTCCAAGTACAGCTGCTGCACCTGAGTTATTTTGAGCAGGAACTGCTTCAATCATTGCAGTCTCTAAATAGTCTTCAAAACGCAAACGAGTTTCGTGCTCTGATTTCAAATACCACAAGTATCCTGTAGCACCGTTTTCAGTAGTTACTTCTACCCATCCGATTTGAGCCATATCAGAACCATTAACAGCATATTTATCTTTGATGATAATTGGTTTGTTGCTGTAGATGTCATCTTCTGCTTCTAATGAACCAACCATTCCGTTAGTTCCTTTTTTGAACTCAGAACCGTAAATAAATACAGTACAAGCTGTAGATACAGCAAATGCTTGACCTGTTGCTTCGTAGTAAGCTACTGTGAAAGTAGTTGCCGAAGGAACCGCAGTAACGATTGCTTTGTTGTAAACTCCTGAAGAGTTGTTTTGAATCATAACAGTTTGACCAATTCTAATTGCGATGTAAGTTACACCTGTGTCAGCTACTGTAAAAGTTGCTGTGTTAGCGTTGATTGCTGCTGCGGAAGTACAGTTAGTGTACTTAATGTGAAGACGACCTTGTTCTGCCCATTTAATTTGGTCAGAGTTAGAAGGCATCTCAGCACCTACCATTCTTAAGAATGATGCGATGGTTCTATTACCATATCTTTCAAATTCTTTTTCGTAAGTATCAGGAAGATACTGATTCAAGAAGTTAAAGTTGGTAATATAGTTTGTTGATAACGCTACTTGCTCCGCTGCCGGTTGTAATGCATAAGTAGGGTTGTTTAATAAAGCACTTGCCATGTTAAATTGTTTTTAAGTTTATAATCTTTTTATACTACGGATTTTAAGACTTCTACCGGAATCAGGATTCACCGCTTTTACCTGCATTCCTTCCGTTGATTTTGTAACTTCAGGTGCTCTATTAGCTGACATTTGAATATTTTTAATGCTCTTCATAGTACCTTCTGTTGCATCAGCTTGACCTTGTTCGTAAAAGAACTTGGCAAACTTCTCAGGATTCATAGCGACTGCTAATGATTTGTGATAACCCGATGCATCTTTAATTAACCCTTGCTCATCTAAAAACTTATTAATAAAGTTAGCAGGTGTAGCTTGAGCCTTTTTAAGTTCATTGGCTTCTCCGGGATTGAAAGTGATTTTTTTGTCATTAACATTAAATTCAAAACCTTTGAACTCTCCGTTAAATACTTCATCAGATTTTTGGTTAAACCAATTTCTTTTTCTTTCGTTCTCTTCGTCAATCGTCTTCGCTTGTTGGGTATATTGCTTATAGTTTTCGTAAATTTCTCTTTCCTCATTAGAAATTAGTGGAGCACTTGACTCAAGCGGCACTTTATATTTTTCTTTTTGAGAATTAAAAAACTTCTTTGCTTCAGCAACAGCCTTTTTCTTTGTAATTTTAACTCTTTTAATATGTGATTCATCGTCAACATCTTCGTCAAAACGATAATCATCCATTAAAGAATCAATATCATCAGCATCAAGTCCTTCTTGAGTTACTGATAAATAACTTTTAAGTAAACTTTCAGGTTCCATTGAATCATAATCTTTCTTAAGATTTAAGAAATCTTCAAATCCCCTTCCTGTTTCCTTTTTATATTTCATATAAGTAGCGACATCTTCAGGTAAAGCTTCAGCTTCTTCTCTTTGTGCCGTTAATTCATCTAATGAATTTATCTGCTTATTATATCTTTTTCCAATATATGAAAGAACTTGTTCTTCATCTAATTCAGGTTTCTGTATAATATCTTGTACAGTATCCTGTTGTTTTATATCGTCTTGTACAATATCTTGTACATCGTCAAACTGTTGTTCGTGTTTATCAAGTAACTCTTGTTCTACTTGAGCAACTCCTTTTTCTTCGGAGCCATCTAATAATCTAACTTTCATTTCCATTTTAATTTGATTTTATTTGATTTAATTTTTTACAAATGTAAACATTTTTGTTTATATTTTATCGAGGCTCAAATTCTGATAAATCAAAACCATCTAAACTATCTTCATTAGATTCAAAATTTAACGGAGGTAAGTTGTTTTTTCTTTGGTCTATCAATTTTGATTGCTCTGTATTTTGTTGACTAATACGTTTACCCTTAGCATCTTCTCTTTCTTTTTCACGTTGGCTTAGTGTTTGCATTTCAATTCCATTAAGATGTTGGTTATATTGAAACTCTTCAGCCATTAAGTGAGATTTTAACTCAGCTTGGACCTGCATTGTTTTAATATTATATTCAGTCTCCATTTGTTTTAACTGCATCTTAGTTTGTAATTCTACCTGCATTTTTTGAATAGCTAACTGACCTGCCATCTCTTGAGATTTTAATTGCTGCTGAGCCACCATTGCTTGTTGTTGCATTTTCATTTGCTCTTCACGATCTTGTTTCTTAATTCGCTTCATCTTCAATAATTGATTAGCAAGTTTAAGATTTCTAATCTCACGAATATCAATAGCATCTTCAAGATTAACATCTCCTTTAGATAATGCCATTTGAATATTAGCTTCAAGTTGTGCTTTTTGTTCTTCATCAGGAGCAATCTCAATAAAGATACCAAAATCATAAATATAAAGATCTGAAATGTCTCCTAATATGGAAACATTGTATCTACCGATTTGGTTTATAAATTCATCTTTAAAGTCAGAGTACTCTAATATATCTCCAATTCTATAAGTCAAAGCCTCAGCCATTGAACGATAAATATATAGACCACCCTCAAGAATATGACGAGTAGCTGTATTTGAATTTAAAGCAGCCATTTTTTGCAATCCAACTAATGAATTAGGATCAGGAGTAGAACCATCTCTTGCTTCATTTAAGCCGGTTACAGTTCTAATCATATCCATATAATGGTTATAGTTAGAAATTAGCATTTGTGTTTTCCCTACACCTGTATTAGAATTTAATTGTGTAATTGGAATCTTAGCATTGTTAAAGTCTCCATCTTGAGTAAAGCTTCTACCAATTACCGAACCCGTTTGAAAGTACAATCTTAAAGCATCTTCAGGATTGTAAGCCGCACCATTACCTAAGTCAACCTCGTTAAGACCATCGGCATCAATAAATACACCATCAGGTACAACACGATTAATAACTTGTTGTAATTTTAAATGTGTAATTTGTATAAGGTCCGCAAATGGTATCATTCTACGAACTAAAGATTCAACAGCTCCTTTATACATACGAGGTGCTGATGCAATATAATTTGGTAATGCGTGTTGTGAGGCTGATTTTGGTCTAACCATATTCTCAGACAATCTCCATTGTAAAAGAATATTAGTACCCATAACCATAATACCTTCATACCATACATCAATAGTTTTCTCTATTTTCTCAAAGTTTCCTTCTTCCATCATCTCTGTTGGAGGATTGAAAGTGTCGTCTTTTTGTATTACACGTGAACCACCATTATCAAGTATTTTCTTTTTATAAACTATTTTTTTAGTAGTCTTATAGTTAAAGTACATTAACGTACAAGTATCACGAGAGAATACACTATTCTCATAAAATTGAGCTACATTAAAATAATCATACCAACCTTGGCTATATTGAGTTATTTCTTGTAAATCTTCCTTAGTTAATTTTTGGTCAATTTTCATTAACTCACTAATAGGAAGAGTTTTAATTTCACCCCAATAAAAACAATCTTTAAAATAAGGGTCTTCAGTATAACTATAAACAACATTAGCAGGATCAACATAAGATATTTGAACACCTGTTCCTTGTAAAAACTCGTGTTTTGCTATAGATATACCAAGTACGGTAGCGTCATAGTCAAGTCTTTTTCTAATATCATCGTAATGGTTTTCGTCAAATATAGTATTAATAGCTTCTTCTTCAGCTATTTCAATTGCAGGTTTGTAGTTGAGTTGCATATATAAACTCAACTCTTCATCAGTTTCAGGAAGTTTATTAGGATCCATAGTGAAAGCACTATAACCTGTTTCTTCTTGTATAGTTTTTAGAACAGGTTTTGCAATCATCTGTCCTTCAATCATATTTTGATATTTACTTCTTTTAGATTGAGACATAGCATCTTGTGCATATACCTTAACCTTAAATAATCTATCCGCCATTCCGTTAACAACAATGTCAACAAACTTAGGTATAATAGGAACAGGTGTCCAATCCAAGTTTAGGTATGATAAATCACCATCAATTGCTAATTCATTTTTATATTTTCCTACTGATTGTTCTCCTCTTGCATATAGCCTAAGTCTATGAAATTCTTTCCACTGACCATAATATCTACAATTATTTCCATCCTTTCTGAACCATTCATATTGAATAGCTTGTCCAACTTGTAGTCCAAATTGTTCGGATGCTTTCTCCGCATCAGTAGCTAACTGACTTGGAAAGGCTGACGATGTAATATCGATTGTTACGTTTTTCATCTAATTAATTCACTTGTTGTTCCATCATTCGAATACCTTGCGAAGTTAACAATAATTTTTGAATCTTTTTTCTCCGGAATATATAAATGCTTCTGATTAGCCATAATAGCTAATCCTGAGCTTATAGATGCATCGAATTTAGTTCTATCGTTAATATCAAATTTTGCCCAATCCTCCAAAGTTCTTGTAAAAGGCATTGTGCCCATACTATCATTCTCTCTGTAGGTTGAGGTAAAATCAATCCCTACATATTTTTCTATGTAAGACTCAATTGCAGAAGCGTGTGACTGCTTCACATCCTCAGAAGAGTTTGGCATTCCCCCAAGCTCTCTCTCAGTTTTTGTTAATTTATTATATTGTTTATCAGGTCTATTTAAAGAGTACCCTCTATATCCTCTATTTTTAAAATGGTATAATAATCTTGGCTTATTGTTCTCAATTAATATTGGCATACCATAAAATACACAAGCCATTAATACTTCTTCAAAAAATATCTCAGCCGTTTGTGGTCTTGCAATATACTCTAAGAAAAATTCATTAGAAGGTGCTTCATCCATATTAAATTTAGTAAGCCCATGCAAAGAACCATTAGACCCTCTTCCTCCAACTACAGCCGATATATCATACGAGTCACACCCAAATGACCCTATATGCTCATTACCGGGGTGTCGCATTCCATTTTTAAAATAGTGATTATTTTGTAAATGTTTTGCAGGCGTCCAACTAACTGAGAATCTACCTCTTGTATCAGGTGTAAATACAACCTCAGTATCTTTCATACCGTCTCTCCAATGAAAAGACCCACGAGTAGTATAATGCTCTTTTATTAAACTGTCGTTATAATCTATCTGTTGATATATTTTTGTAAGGTTGAATAAAGACTGTTTACTTTCATCTCTAAATGCGTGTGACTCTGTTCTTGGAAACTGACGATAAAACTCATTTAATGCATCAGAATCATTTTTAAGTGAATCAACCTCAGCTTCCCAATAATCAACAGCACCATTCTTTATCATCATATTGTCAACCCCTTTAATAGGATCCTCAGGTTTACGAAATACAGGCATACCATATAAATCTATAAATCCCTCCATATTCCATTCCATAGGAATAAACAACGCATACAGACCACTTTTAGTTTGACCATTCGCATTACGTGTAGTAACTACTGAATCTTCAAACATATCTTTATAGTTTTGTCCCCCTTTAGATAATGCATTCGATGTTGAACCCATCATACACTTACCAATTATTTTAGAACCCAATCGAAGACACGTTTTAGTTACTCGCCAATTCTCCTTAATGTTATTTGGCTTAGTCCATTTACCACTATTTAAACTTAAAGTAAAATCATCTAATATTAACTTTCTTTCATCATCATCTTCTCCATCTACTTGTATTCCTATATAATCTCCTTTATCTAAATACTCTACAGAAACTTTATTTCTTCTCCCTCTTGTTTGAGGAATATAATCTTCAAAAGATTTCTTTTTAGTAATAATTGGTATTTTAGCAAGGTCTCCTGATATATATAATCTATATACATCAGTATTATAATTACTTATACTATGTTTAACATTAGAACAAGATAAACCACAAGATAAAGCAATAAACCGAATAGAATCAACTATATGTTTTTTACTCATTCCAATCTCTACAGCTCCTTTATTTTTATCAGAATAACCATCAGAATCAATTAATCCTGCCAATAATTGAAGTCTTGTCTCTATTGAAGATTTAATATATTGTTCAGGTATATGTTTATTATTATATACTCCTATATCTCTTAAAGATTGATTGATACCTTTAAATCTAAATTCAATTATTTTTTCACAAGATACTTTTTTAAGTTCAAAAGGTATATTTTTCATTTTAGCAATCATGCCTAAATAGTGTAATAATTCAGGCTCCTCTTCTTTATTTACTAATATTGTAAATGCTTGTTTTCTACCATCACCTAACCACAATCCTAATAAGTAAGGAGGTATTCCGTTAAATACATCTTCAGATTCTATACCATTAGATACAATTCTTGTTAAATGCTGTTTTCTATATTTAGATGAATTAAAAAATTCTTTAGCAGTTAATATTACCTCTCCTTTATTATAATCATTTAATACTAATCTGTGATTTTCTGTAACTATATAATCCTTACCGTATGGTTGTTTAATTAAATATCTATCGGTTTCTCCTGATGTTTTCTTGGTAACTGTTTTTATTTTACCGCCTTCGACAATAACTTTGTCGCCTATATTAATATCTTTAATTTCTTTAAATGTCCAATCTTCAGTAAGTATCAAAGTATTAGGAGCATAACACTCATCGTGTGCTAAGAATAGAAGTTTTTCCCCATCATAAGAGTTATCTTCTGTATTCTTCCAATCTATTGATGTATCTAAGCCCTCTATAATTTCAGTCTCAGTATCGTACATATTCTTCTTTGTAATCTTAGATGCAGGTACACGGAAAGCCAACTCTGTCTTTGGTTTATCCATACCATCCATAATAGGTTTAAAAAAGAAAGGTAATCTACTATTAATTGGAACTACCTTATCTGTAAACATTTTCTTAGCATCGGCTCCTGTCTTAGACAATATCCCAATACGGGAATCTCTTGCAAGAGTTCCTATGTTTACACACTCAGATGATGACATAAAAGAGAATCCTGAACGTCTAATCTTTAGGTATATCATTCCAAAACTTCTTGTATCTGCTTTACAAGCTTCCCAAAAAATCCAATAGATTCTATTTGCTTCACGAAAGTCAGGATAACCAACGTCAATACTTGACCATTGTAAATACATATAATGAGAACCTGTAATATAAGTAGGTACGCTATTATTCATAAACCAATATCCCTTTTCTCTATAATCAAACTCTTGCTCAATATAATCTACCCATCTGTTTTTAAATTCAGAAGGCATTTCGTTCCACTGAAAGATTGATTGTATTCTTGAGAGTTGTTTAGGCATTGGCTCTCTCTCCCAATGTTGTTCTTTTTTTAAATCACTTCTTTTGTGACATTCTTTTGGAGCTTTAGGTAATGCAATATAAAGACCTGAGATATTAACTATCTCGCCTATTTCCCCTGTCTTTGATATTATTATAACATCATATTGTTCATTATAGCCATATATCCAAGACTTATTACCATTTTTCTTGGTAATAGCGTTAGAGGGTATATAGTCTTTAACTATAGTATAAATATTATTTTGATCTTCTTTCTGCAAATCCTTGTTTTGTATCAGTTTTACTTTCTCCTTTTTCTGCTATTTCAAGATTATCTTTCTCTGTTTCTATTCTATTAAGAATTTCAAAAGCATCGAATATAGCTAACTTCTTTGTTGCTGCTGCATTTTTTAATTTGTCAGCCGCTAAATCATCTCCTTCCATATCAGGATTTAAGATTGATTCCTCTGCAACTTTTATTAGTTCTAATACTGCTTTATGACCCGCAGCTATAATTTTTAATTTTGTTTCTTTAGTTGTCATATTATTATCTATAAAACATTACATATACCATTCTTCCTTCTTTCCAACCTGTATTTGGATATTTACTATGAAAGTAATTAGAAGGGTACATAAGTGCACGATTTGGTCTATAACCAACTACAGAATGTAAATCCCAATTATCTAAATTATTTGCTTCTTCTGAAAGAAATCTATCTGCCTCTTCATTGGAAACATCTAAAGGCATTTCATATCCAACTTCTTTGTGCTTCCAAAAAGCAGTTCCATGAAGCCCTTCTTTTGTAGATGGAGAGATGTATAATACTAATGCTCTTTCAGGTCTAATATCGCCTACTTTTGAGTCTGCGTGGATTCTCCAATCAGTATCAAACTCTTCTGTTGCTACCCTAAAGAATCCTAATAAACATTCTCTTTGAACACCATCTATAGCAGATAACTTTTCTAATATTATTTTATCAAAATCCTCATAGGTATATTGTACCCAAAAAGATTTATCTCCAACTTCTACTCTTACAAATTCATTATCAGATAATCTCTGATAAACAGTATCGTATAAATCTTGGTTTAAAAAATCATCTACAATATTTATCATAGCTTCATTGTTATTTGGTGATCGTACATACGATATAGTTTTTGTCCATCTACGGTAAACTCATATTCACTATCAGGAGTAAAACAAACAAAGTCATCTTTCTTTATGCCTTGACTTAACAGATATTCATTTGGATAAACCATTTGCCCCATTAGAGGTTCTTCTGAAAAAGGTTTTTTAATATAAGACTCAGTTGTAGGAATTGGTTTAACAAAACAATATCTATCGTAGGCATGCCAAGTAGTACCTTTTTTATACATAAAGAATTGTTCGGTTTCTATAAAGAATAAGTCATCTCTAAAAAAGCTCTTTCCGCTTCTTTGACGACCTCTAACATCATTATAATACTTAAATGCATTATGATGCACAAGAAGAGTGTCTCCTATAGATATAGGACCATTATAGCCAACGGGTAATTCGATAACTTCTGCAAATCTATTAGAAAACTTATGGTCTTCTTCAGAGGTACTAACTATAAATTCAATACCTCCTATATTCCTTGTGTTATCGTATCTTTTCCCATTTATAGGCTTTGCTATAAAGTAGAATGGTGATTTCATTAAAAATCTATATTAAATTCGATTGAAATTGGAACCGTAAAGGTAAACTCTTTCCACAAGACTACCTCATCTTTTTTGTTAATTATATATATTAATATTGATTTTGCGTCAGTATTGTATTTAATTAAGTGAATTTCATTAGAATCACCAAGTATTTTTTGACCCACTAAGTAATGCATAGCACCACTTTTGTAATCAGGTCCGATTGATATTTTTCTTATATCCATTTGATTAAATTATATAAAATTTTTATTTTTAATGTTTAATTATTAAAAGGCAATTGTGGAGTTACTTCTGTTGGATTTTCTTGTAAAAGTAAATCATTATCAAGTCTATCTTTTATTTCATCTAATTCTGAATTTAAAATAGTTTCAAGCCATTCAACAACTTGTTCCTTTGTTAAATCATTGTAAGCTGTAAAATTATCATCGCTAGGCAACGGCATTGCGGTTGAGGAATAAGTCTCAGCTGTAAATTTATCATTTGAAGCACTTAATCTCCAATGCACTACATTTACTACATTTTCAAGCGTTCCCTCTTTAACTTTGCAATCTAATGCGCTAATTGTCCAATTGTAATTTGTTTCCATTTTGTTTTTGTTTATTAATTATTTATATTACTACTTTAACGACTCCCGAAGTGTGATAAAAAGCTCCTACAGTTAAACCACCCGCAATAGCTAGAGCGTTTGTTGCATATTCTACCAATCCTACTACTTGAAGTTTTGATGTTGGACTTGTAGTTCCAATACCTACATTACCGCCACCTTTAAATGTAACATTTCTGTTAAAAGATGCACTATTACCATAACCAAATGATATATCATCGCTGCTTGTATTTGTAAATATTTGAAATAAACTTGCTTGTATTCCAAATCCATATCCTAATCCACTTCCGGCATCGTAAAGAGCTATTTTATTTCCTAATCCTGTTCCTAATGAAAGCGGAAATCCGGGAGAAGTAGTTCCAATACCTACATTACCGCTTGAAGCAACTCGCATTCTTTCACTTCCATCATTAGTTGTAAAAGTAACAAATCCGCCTGTTGTACCGACGCCTCTGTGAAATCTAATAGCTGAGTTTCTAGTAGTAATATAATCTAACCCTAATTCTCCTATAACAGAACCGTCAGCATTTGTAGAGACGTCTTGTCTAGTATTAAATCTAAAATTACCGTCTTGACCTCTTCCAAGAATGGTTGTCTGTACGGTTCCTGATGTAACAACGTCAAGTTTAGTTTGTGGATTATCTTGCCCTATACCTACATTACCATTAGCAGCAATCCAAATTCTATTTTGATCGTTTGTTCTAAACGCTAATGGAAAGTTTTGATAATTTCCAAAATGCGAATATTGTCCGGCTATATTCCAACCAAGTACAGTATCATTTTTAAATACGCCTGTTTCTAACATACGAAATGTTGTATTGTATGCAGTAACAGACGCGTCGTTACTTACTGCTAATTGTCCCGCAGTTGAATCAGTATTATTTATAGAAACTTTTCCGTTGGAGTTAATTCGCATTCTTTCAAGTGAATTTGTTCTGAACGCCATTGGAAAAACACTATTTGTTTCTATACCCGGCACCCCTGTAGCAAATTGTGGATTAATAATTATTGAAGCCCCACCTACTGCAGTATCTGTTAATGTAAGCCTACCTGCATTACCAACTCCAAAAAGTAAAACGTCTCCATTTACATTTAATTTAGCTGAAGTCGAAGTAGTTCCAATGCCTAATCTATTATTGGTATCATCCCAAAAGAAATTAGCATTATCTTGTGCAATTGTAGTTCCATTAGAGAATAAAACTGATCCACTTGTAAAAGATGGCAGTGTAAACTTATTATTTAATTGTGTTTGAATAGAAGACGTAACTCCTTTAACATAGCTTAACTCAGTAAGAGAAGGATATGTTGCAGTTGTTAAACTGCCTAATGTATTTACACCGCTCCAATATGTAAGCTGATTTGCAACTCCTGTTCCAACTGACGTAATATAGGTATTAGTATCTAATGCAAATGTACCTGCCGCAGTCATTTTAACAAATGATGTAGAAGCGTAGGTTAGCCCACTTAATGATGTTAAGTTTGTTGCTAATGGTTGTTTTCCGTTAAAGGTAGTCCAATCGGTTGAACTTAAATATCCATCTTGAATTGAACTTGATTGTAATATTGATAAAGTTCTATTTGCGGTTAAATCACCTCCTCCTTGTAATGGAGACGTTGTTGATATTGTTCTTGCGTTTGTTACGGGTGTAAATCCTAACCAACTCGCAATTGTTTTATTAACCCATAGTGTTCCGTTGTATCCTAATACATCTCCATTTATTGGAACTGTTGTTATAATATCTACATCGTGGATTTCTTTTAATTCAAAACCGTTCTGTACTGTTATAAATATCTCACCATTGTTAGAGTTAACTCTTGTAACTACCCCGATGAAAACTAAATGCGCCGGAGCATAAGGTTTATTTGTTAACCCATAAATAAGGTTTCCATTTGTGCCTAACCAAACAGCATCACCTACTACAGATCCAATTGTATTTAATCCCGCTAACCTACCTATCTGTACAACGTCTGCAAATCCATTAATAGCAACAGTTGCGTTAAGTAGTCCTAATGTTTTTGACGAGGTTGCCTCCGTTGCATTAGAAGCTAAACCTACGATTATATTTGTTCCATCAGCTCCTGTTACATATACAGCCTGCCCTTTGTTTATAGCGACACCTGCCTTAACTTGATTTTGAACATCGTTAGCAACAGTTCCTATTGTAGGTGTTACCCAACTAACATTACCGCCGGTTGACGACAGTACTTGCCCTGATGTTCCATTAGCACCTGAAGAATCCTTCAGACCCGCTTGGACCTCTATATCGCTTTTAAATTTCATATATTAGATTTTATTTTTGAACCACTACCCTAATAGGGTTTGTTGGTGTTGCAGAGAATGTTATTGTAGCCGTATTAGTTGTAGTTCTTACATTGTCAGAATATACAGTCTCATAAGTTACAGTATCGTATAACTGTATTATTACATCTCTTGTTCCTAAATTATGTGTAATTGTTCCGGTTGCACTAATTGTTGTAGAAAAAGCGGTTGCTTGAGCACTTACAGTAGCTGTACCGGATGCATATACTACATCAATACCTGTTCCTGCGTTTACATTACCAATACCCACCTGAGTTAAACTAGCTAAATCAATATTGTTCTGAACCGTAGTCCAATCTGCTAATGTAGTCGGTGTGTCAATTTCTGCAATTAATACATCACCAACTCTAACTTGCTCTGTAAAGAATATACCATCTGCCGTAACTGTATAAGTCCAACCTCTTTTGATACCTGTAATTGTAGGTGGCGAATCCAAGTTGGGAGTATTTGTTGCTGCGTTATATCCACCTTGGTATATTAAACCACCGGCAACAGACGCATCCACATAAGCTTTAACAGCTGCGCTCGTTGGTAATGTTACATCGTTATCATTATTGACTATTCCTTCTGCTGCAGTAACTACCGCAACCGGATCCATCATAGAAAATTCAACTGCTCCTGATGCAATTGTAGTTGCTATTGAAGTTGTTCCTGACCCTGTAACGTCTCCTGTTAATGTTATTGTTGCATTGGTAGAGTTTATTGTTAATGTATTCCCTACTAATGCCGTAGTTACATTTGTTCCTCCTGCGAATGTTATGTTTGTTCCTGAAGCTACTGTTGTTGGTCCACCCGTTCCTCCTTGTATTGACCATACATAGGTCCCCGGTATTGCAGCAACAGGAGACCACGTATTATCTCCTCTTAAATAGTTTAAAGAACTTGGTGTTCCTGTAGCACTAAGATCAGCCGTTAAAGTAGCCGCTCCTCCTTG